TTCGCATCTGGCACAAGTGGAACGACTGTTCTTCTAACCTCTGTCGCAGGAACTTTTGAGAGTGGAGAAAAAATAACTACTTCCGACTCAGCAGAGACAGACGATATTGTAGAGGATAGTGGTAATGCTGACTTGACGATATCAAAAGTAGAGGTGCGGTCTTTTGGTGATGTTAAACAAACATTTATGGAAGATGCAGACTCCGGGCAAGATTTTACAGCGGATATTGTAACAGAAACAGACCAACAATTAGAAGTTATTCTGTTAGAAGAGAGTGCTGATAGAAATGCTGGTGTTTTAATAACAGAAGATGAGGATGATGTTGCTGTTGAGAGAAGGTTTAATGCAAAACTCAAACAACCAGAAAAAAATCTTCTAGTTTATAAAGCTCCCAAAAAGGTAATCAAAACTCATTTAACCACAGCAAATCAAGGGTTGTCTGATACTCAATATACCATTCGCAAACAGTTCATTGGTACAACAGTCGGCAACGCTGTAACCTTCAATGCTGGTGCTGGTGAAACTTTTGCTGCACACGCAGAAAAAGATTATACTCTTTCAGTTCTCACCGCCGGTGGTGGCGCATCACAGGGTGATATTGTTTCCATAGCTTCGACCATCTCTGGAACAGGGTCAAATGCTATCACAATCACCGATGCAACTAATTTACAAACTGGAACAAAGGTAAAATTAATCGCAACAATTCTTAGAACGAGTGCAACACAGAAGAACAAGACCACTCAACTTATGAAAAAGTTAAAGGTTAATCCTGGCGATACAGATGCATTTGGAACTCGACCCACTGATAGGACAATATCTTTAGGAAGGGCTGACGCATTTAAGTTGGTCGCTGTTCTGGACTCTGAGGAGTCGAGCACTGATGCTACTATTCCTTCGCTGACACTCGGAACTATCACTGGAACATTTACTAGAGGCGAGAGAATAGTCGGCTCCTCAAGTAAAGCAGAAGCTAGAATTATTGACATATCAAGTCCTATGGAATATATCCTGACTAGCACAACCAACTTTACCACCTCTGATACTATAACAGGGCAATCCTCTGGTGCGAGTGCGAGTGTTACGGCGGTCACAGATGGGAGTATAGACATAACCAATAACTTTGTTTTTGACACTGGACAAAGAGATAATTTTTATGACATTGCTAGAATAACTAGAAAACAAAGTGTGTCATCTCCCACTGGCAGACTGATGATTGTCTATGATTATTTTGAACATGAAAGTGGTGATGTATTTACTGTAGACTCTTATAGTGATATCGCTGACCAAATGACATTTGAAGATATCCCCACTTACAGTGCGACAAAGGTTGACCCAGATGCACCACAACCAACTGGTGAGTTTCCTCTAACAGATTGTTATGATTTTAGGCCTAGAGTAGAGGATATTGCTGGAACATCGGCCACACTTGGGATCACAGACGAGGTTACTGGTCATTCATTTGACTTTTTCTCAAGACAGTATGATGGAACAGGCGCATCAATCTCTAATGTGCCAAAACCAGACTCTTTTGTTCAAAGCGACTTTGAGTTTTTCTTACCTAAATTTGTTATAGTTGAATTAACATCAACTGGAAGACTGATGGTAAAAGAGGGGGTTGGCGCAGAGTTTCCTTCTATACCCCAAACTAGTGACCAAAATATGCTTTTGGCAACTTTATTCTTGCCTGCATTCACATTTGAACCAAAAGATGTTGAACTTGAAAGACAGAGACATCAAAGATTTACCATGAAGGACATTGGTAAGATTGAAAGAAGATTGCAACATGTGGAATATTATACTTCTCTTAATTTATTAGAACGATCTGCTAAAGACCTAGAGGTCACTGATGCTGCTGGATTAAATCGTTTTAAGTCGGGATTTGTCGTAGATAATTTTTCTGGACATAGAACAGGTGATGTTGCAAACGTAGATTATAAATGTTCAATTGACCCAGAGAATAATGAATTAAGACCGAAACATAAAATGCAAAATATTGGGTTGTCGGAGCAAAATACGACTGATACACAAAGAGCATCCTCTCATTACAGAAGAACAGGGGATGTCATAACTTTACCTTACACTGAAGAGGTGTTAACTGAACAGTTAGTTGCAACTAGAGTTGAGAGAATTACTCCTCTTTTACTTTCAACTTGGCAAGGGACTATTGAACTTGACCCCTTTGGTGATGATTGGTTTGAGACTGAAGTGCGGCCAAGAATTATAATAAGTGTCGCACATGATTTTGACTTTGCTGCTGCGATACCAGATAATGTTTTGGGTTCAATGTGGAACTCATGGCAATCCCAATGGTCTGGAGTTGTAGAAGTCAACCAAGTTCCATCGACCACGTTAGACCAAGGAAACCAAAATAGATTTTCTCGTTCTATTGAAGTTGCTAGAACTCAAGGTGATTCACCACACACCCTTGCTATTGCTAACATGGAAAGGGTTAGTAATGGTGCGAGGGTGATTACGAGAGGTGTTCGACCTTTTATTAGGGCACAACAAATAAAATTCGTTGGTGATGGGTTTAGACCTAATACAAGATTATATACGTTCTTTGATAAAACAGATGCGAGTAATTTTGTCACAATGACAAACGAGTTTACAAGTGAAGCTGCTGGTGAGGGACAAACAACTGCGCCGCCAGGGAGTTCGCTTATCACAACCGCTGCTGGTCATGTTGAAGGTTTCTTAGATATTCCTGATCCGACCATAGCAGGCAATCCACAATTCTCAACTGGCGAGGTTGAGTTTAGATTAACTTCTAGCAACACTGATGTTAGAACAACTGACCCTGATACTTTTGGAAATGCATATTTTCAAGCCAAAGGTTTGTTTGAGCAACAACAGGATATTGAACTTAGATTACGACCACCGCCACCTCCTCCGCCGCAAAATAGGAGGCCGTCGCCTGGAACGCCGACCTTCGAACCCGATGATGGTGGATGTGCTGATCCATTAGCCCAAACTTTTACTATTACACCGACTGAAGGAGATCAAGAAGTCACGGGAACGGATGAGGTTCATGGTGGAGCTTTCTTAACATCAGTTGATATTTTCTTTTCTGCTAAAGATGAGAATATCCCAGTAAATTTAGAAATTAGAGCAACCCGTGATGGGTATCCACATAAAGATGTGTTACCTTTTGCTAGAGTGGTAAAACAAGCTGCTGATATCATACCAGACACTACAGCGCAAACTCCAACCACGTTCACGTTTCCTGCTCCCGTTTATGTTAGAGAAAATCAAGAATACGCAATTGCACTACTAACAAATTCACCAGAGCATAAGGTTTGGATTTCTTTGTTAGGTGAAACACCTGTGGGTGGTGGTCCAACACTTGGGAGACAACCACATAAAGGCTCTTTGTTTAAATCTCATAATAATAGTGCTTGGGCAATATCGCCTCAAGAGGACATGAAGTTTAGAATCAAAAGAGCAGAATTTGATGATAGTAGTTCTGGAACCCTTACACTACAAAATGATACCTTACCAAGTAAGAGATTAAAACTTAATCCGTTAACATTTACTCATGGCGACACGGCGTTGAAGATTATACATAAAGATCATGGTATGTATAATACATCAAACAATGTCACGATTGCTGGAGCGGTTTCTGGACTCTCGACAACCTTGAGTGCTGCAATAACATCAACTGCAACGAGTTTGACATTAACGAGTGGAACGAACTTTAATAACACCACTGGTAAATTTGCTGCAACGACAGACTCAACACCTCGTTATTATATTAAGATTGATGATGAGATTATGTATTATGAGGCAATATCTACTACTTCTGTGTCTAGTTTAAATAGAGCTCAGGAGGGAACAACAGCAGCTGCACACGCCGCTGGTGCAACAGTAGAATTTTTCCAATTACACAAAGTTCCGTTGTCACAAGTAAATAAGACGCACACATCAATTGGTAATATAGATTTAGACTCATATAGTGTGACTCTTACAAGTAGTCCAGTATTTGATGGTGGTTCTGGTTCCAGCGCAGAAAATGGTGGTGCAAATGTCACTGCGACAGAAAACCATATTATCAACACTGGATTTACACAGATAAGCACGTTAGAGCCAGAGGGCACTCAAATCACTGGCACGATTAGACCAACCACTGGGACGAGTGTATCTGGAACAGAGACTTCATTCACGAAGACAACTGCTTCAAATGCGATTGGTATAAGTTTGAATGATAACACTGAATTTGACGATACATTTATGGTTGCATCAGAGATAAATGAAACCAACGAAATGAGTGGTATTAAATCTTATACCACAGATTTAATTCTAACAACTGATAGGTCTAACTTATCCCCTGTTATTGATTTACAGAGAACATCTTGGGTATCAGTTGCAAATAGAATTAATAATATCGACTCAGCATCTGACCTTGCGTCAAATCTAACATTCGTCGCATCAACAGAGCCAGAGGGCGATAACAATGCTGCAATCTATGTCACAAAGAAAGTTATATTAGAAAATCCGGCAACTGCGATCAAAGTTCTTTTGACCGCTCACAGACCAGCGACATCTGAAATCAAAGTTTTATTTAAGACACTAGGGGCTCAGGATTCAGTTGACTTTGATGATTTAGATTATCAGTTCTTTAATACGGATGGCAGTGCAGACTCATTTGTAAATCCATCTCTTGATAAAGATGACTTCCAAGAGTATGTGTTTAGTGCTGGTGTCACCGATGACGGTATTGGTGACCCGTTAGATGAGTTCATTTCCTTCTCCATCAAAATTGTGATGCAAGGAACAAACATGTCTCAACCACCAAGACTTAAAGACTTACGAGCGATAGCGTTGGCGACATAATGAGTGATAATTTTAAACAAGTAGAAGGTGAAGCAGATTTAGTGAGAGATATGAACTCCACTGCTATAATTAATCGTAATAAATCTGCTTATGAAATGGCTAAAAGAAGGTCAGAACAAGCAAGAAAGAAACTTATAGAGGAAGAGGAACAAAGGGACTCAATTAGAAACGCAACGAGAGAGATAAATACTTTGAAATGTGAGATGCATGAAATAAAATCTCTGTTACAACAACTGGTAGATAAATAATGGCAATACCATCATCAAAAGCTACATTTAAAAGTTACTGCTTAAGAGCTCTCGGTTTCGGAGTCATAGATATCAACGTGTCTGATGACCAAGCAGATGACAGAATAGATGAAGCGTTACAATATTTCTCACAATATCACTATGATGGTATTGAAAGGATGTATTTAAAACATTTGATAACAACTGCCGATGTGACTAGAGGCAGAGAAAATGCCACAACGTCTGTGACTGATAAACTAGATAGTGGAGTGACAGCTGATTGGTTAGAGGGCAAAAACTACATCCCTGTTCCTGACACTGTAGTCTCTGTTGTGCAAGTGTTTCCTTTTAGTGATACCTCAAGTCGGTCAAACCTATTTGATATTCGATATCAGTTAAGACTGAATGATTTGTATGACTTCTCTTCGCAATCAGTAATACACTATGAGTTGACAATGAAACATCTAGATTTTCTAGAGCATATTTTAGTAGGCGAAACACCGATTAGATTTAATCAACACCAAAACCGTTTGTACATAGATGCAGATTTTGAAAATGATTTTGTTGCTGACCAAGATTTCATAATCATAGAGTGTTACAGAAAACTTGATCCTGACTCATACACAGATATATACGATGATATATATTTAAAAAGATATGCGACTGCATTAATTAAAAGACAATGGGGCGCAAATCTTAGTAAGTTCAATGGTGTAACAATGTTAGGTGGTGTAACCATGAACGGTGAAGCGATTTATTCACAAGCACAAGAAGAGATACAAAGATTAGAGGAACAAATACAATTAGCTTATGAATTGCCAGTAAATTATATGATAGGATAAGTTATGGCAGTTAACTCAATTTTTCATACCAGTAACGCTGCAGCGTTAGCAACTGAACAAAATCTGTACAGAGATTTGGTTATCGAGTCTATTCAGATATATGGACACGATGTTCATTATCTAGATAGAACTTTGGTCAATGAAGACACTATTATGGGAACAGACAGTCTTGCGAAGTTTAATACACAAGCAAAGATTGAAATGTACATGGAAGATAGTGAAGGAGGGTTTGCTGGAGAAAAGGAACTCATAAGTCAATTTGGTTTACAAAATTTAAGTGAGGCCACATTTGTTGTCTCAAAGGATAGATTCCAAGACCTCACAAAACAAATTACTATTGAGTCGGGAACTGATACTCTTAGTGGTTCAATACTTTTAGAAGATGGGACACTTGACAGTGGGACTGTTGAAGCATCTGCGTCCTTTGAGAGTGGTTACATAATATCTGAAGCATCATCAACAGATTCAGACAGGCCACTAGAGGGTGATTTAATTTTTCATCCAATCTTATCAAAGTTATTCCAGATTAATTTTGTAGACCACGATGAGCCATATTTTCAGTTAGATAATAATCCAGTTTTCAAATTGCGTTGCCGGTTGTTTGATTATAGCTCTGAAGTTCTTGATACTGACATTAGTGCGATTGATGCGATTGAAGATAACTTGTCAACGGATACCATGACAACCCAGTTTACTCTGGAGATGGAGACAGCAACAATTGATGCGTTAAACTTAGAGGATGAGTTTGGCAGACTTATTTACGATACCGATGGTGATGATATCGTCGCACTAGAAACGAGTGACATGACAACCTCTGCTGGTGTTCTCCTTTCAGAAACAGGAGAGTTCTTATTACAAGAAACATATATAATTGGAGATGGAAGCACCACTGATGACGGGAATGTGGACACTATGGCACAGAATGAGTTGTTTGAATCTGAAGATGGTTCAATATCGTCCACAGCTGCAAACTCTGTGTTGGATTTCTCAGAGTCTAATCCATTTGGTGATGCGGGAGGATAATTCATAATGTTAGGACAACAATTTTACCACGAAACAATCCGAAAAATAATTGTAGGATTTGGCACGACATTCAATAATATTAATTTAGTCAGGAAAGACAGCTCTGGTAATGTTGCTCAGTCTATGAAAGTTCCCCTTGC